CAGCCCGTGGGCCATCTCGTCGAGGGTCGAGGGGTAGAACCCGGCAGCATCTGGCCCGTCGACAAAGCCCCACTCCACGAGCAGAGCACAGATGCCGGCTGGCGCGCTGTAGGTGGGCTCGAGCAGGTTCGCTGCGTGCTTCCACCCGTCGCTGCGACGCGCTGGCATGACCTTGCACGGCATCCGGCTGGTGAGGACGGGTGCCTCCCGGCTCAGGCGGTCCGTCAGCGCGACGGCGTAGGCTGCGCCGGCCCTGGAACGCGGGTCGTGCATCGCGAGGCTGTAGCGGCCACCACCGCCATTGCAGTGGACGTGGCAGACGACCGCGGGGCCATCCCCAATCCAGCGCATCGCGGCCTTCCGCCGGTGGGTGTAGGTCGAGAGCGGTCCGCCCAGCTGGGGCTCGTCGAAGACCTCGGCCATCCCGTGGGGCGACAGCTCGGTCACGCGCTCACACAGGGCTCGGACCCACTCGGCCTCGATGACGCCGCCGCTCGCTGCGCCGGGGTCGTAGCGGAACTTGCCACCGCGGTAGCGGTTGCCATGGCCTGGGATGAGGGCGAGTCGCATCAGTCCCCCTGCGCGGCAACGTGAGCCGCCGCCATCGCGTTGAGCAGGTCGCCCATGTGTGCGGCCGTGAGCTGGTCTTTGAGCGGGTCGAGGCCCTGTGAGCCGCGGTCGGCGTGGACGGTGGGCAGCTGTGCGGCCGCCTCAGCGCTGGACAGTCGGACCAGCCCAGCCACGCCACCATCCTCCAGCACGACCACGCCGATAGAGCTATCGGCCCCGTCCAGCGTGCTGGCGGCGATGTCGGTGCGCCACTCGGTGACGTCAGAATCACTGAGGTCGCGGACGCGGGTCGTCGTGGGCGTCATGACAGGTCCAGTGTGCGGATGAGAATACGGGTGATGGTGGCCTCGGCCGTTGAGCCGCCAGCGGTGAAGACGTCGACCCCAACGCAAATCTGAGTCGAGAACGGACCCTCGGCCCCGACCGTGTTCGTGTAGTTGAGCGGGGACCTGATGGTCGTTCCGGTGACCTCGGGCACGCCGTCAGGGATGGTGGTGCCGACCACGGACAAGGCGTCGACCGCACGCCCGCCACGGATGACGAAGCAGGCCACAAGGTCTGCCCGCGCGCTCGTCTGGCTGTCTTGGTCGCTGTCGCTGGTCGAGGAGCCGGAGATGGACTGCACGCCGCGCCGGATGTAGGCTGTGGAGCTGTTGCGCTTCTGTTGGAGGCCAAACGACCCGTCCCCACCGTTGCGAACGTTCTGGTCCGGGCCGATGCCAACAAAGAGGCTGTCGTTGTCCTGGGCGAACGACTGCCCCTCGACCACCACGTAGACCGCGATGTCCTGCCGCGGGTCGTCAAAGTCGAGGCCCACAGCGGCAGCAGAGATGACCACACCGCCGACGAGCGCGTCGTTCGCGCCGCCACACTGGATTCGGAAGCCCCCAGCCGCTGCGGTGATGACGGCTGACTCGGTGGAGGGGCTGCCGAAGCGGGTATCCGTGTAGACCGAAGCCTTGACCGTGGTGCCGTCCGCTTCGTAGAGGTCGGAGGCGGCCGCGTCGATGGTGATGGTCTTGTCGGTGATGTCGGTGGTGAAGTCGACGTCATAGACATCGGTCCAAGACGCGCCGGATGGGGCCGCCGCCTTCATCACCACGCGCGGCAACAGGTCCGTCAGCCCGTCAGCCGCGGTCGTCGTGTGCGTCACCAGCAGCGCGTGCCCGGCCGTCGGCTCAGGCACGCTCGGAGTCGTCGTCGCCGAGCCCGTGACCACCACGGGGAGGCCCGTGTTGATGTCAACGGCCGCGGTCGCGACGCTGGCCCCGTCGTGCGTCAGCGTCGGCGCGTAGGCTCCAGACTGGTCTGCCACGTTGCCGAGCGACGAGGAGATGCTGGGGTCGGTGCAGGAGCCGCCGCCAGCGCCGCCCGGGTCCAAGCTCTTCGGGGATGAGAGGGCCATCAGTCCCGCCAGCCGGCGCGGATGTAGTACACCGTCTCGATGGTGTGGTCAGCAGTGGCGTTGTTCGGCTGTGCGCGGTGGAAGAAGGATGTCACGTCACCACCGTACTGGACACCGAGCGTGCTCTGGTTGTGGACACGTGCTGCGGCCGTCTCGTTCGCCATCTGCCACCTGGCATTGGCCGGGTCGGTCGTGTTGCCGATGACCGGGTTGATGGTCGTCCCGGTACCTGTGGACAGAATGCACTGTTGAGAGAAGACTCGACCCATGCTCGGGAGCCCTACGTTCGCCAGCACAATCTCCGTCTCGGAGGTCTGCGCCGCCTCAGTCTCTGCAATCTTGAGCTGGTACCCGAGATGGCCAGCAATCTGCACCCTCTGGACGGTCACGGTTGCGGTGTATGCCATTGCTCACTCCGGCCATGCGCGAACGGTGACCGCCACGCTGTCTGCGCCAGTGTACCGCACCTCTTCGACCTGCGCCACAGCGCTAACCACAGGGTCAGCGACCATGACCGGGGCACCTGGGCGCAGCCTGTCGTCTCTGCGCATGAAGAACGTCCCGACTGCCTGTAGCCTGCATGCGGCCCAGATTTTCCACCGCGCGACCAGTTGCGCGGTCGCAGGGTCACAGATGACCTCGGCCTCTACCGGGGAGCCGATGCGCTCACCGAAGATGGCGTGCATCCGCCGGGCGTACAGGTCCAGACCGACCTCAGTGCGGTCGTCCGTCGTGCGATAGGCGCCGGCCGTCGTCCACCGTCGCGTAGCGAGCCCACTGCGGGCGTCGTGAGCATACGAGACAGTGCAGCGCGTCATCGCACCTGGGGTCTCTCTACGCCAAGGCTCAGGCCGCTGCGCGTTTTCCCCAGTCGTGATGGTAGTGACCGGGTCTCGGTCGTCAACGATGACCCATGGCCAGACATAGAGACCGTCTGGCCCCTCCGTCACAGACACGGGCAGCAGCGGGAGGACCTGCGACCTCAGCCAGTCCAGTGCGTCGACCTGGCCCGTGATGACTGTGTCAATCTGCATGCCGGACAGGGCGGCGAGAGGAGACATCGACTGCCAGTCGATTCTCTCACCGGAGCGGTCGAGAGCCCACCGGATGACGTGGTCCACCCTGCGCAACACGCCAACGCCGTAAGGGTCAGAGATGCCTCCGCCCTGCCATGCAATCCACTGCTCAGAGTCTGCGATGATGTTTGTCGACGGCTTGACCACGGAGACAGCGCGGCCTCGCCGGTCGTGCGCGACCTCAACGTCAAGGTCCTCGGCATACGGCTCGTTGCTTGAATCAAACGAGATGCGGCGCACCGTGGCGGCGTCGACCACTCCGTCAGCGATGAGAATGGTCTGGTCAGCGGCCACAAGCACGGTCCCCAACTCGCACAGGATGCCGGGGGAGCCGATGGAGTTGGTCCCGTAAATGCCCCCCGCGTAGTCTCCAGCCGTCCGCAGGCCCGGGAACCCGATGGGGAGCGGGTACTGTGCTCCGGCTGCTCGCGGGTCAATGCCGGGGCTGGTGCCAACGAAGGCAACGTCACCATCTGCGATTCTCTCAGCGTCGGTCCGCGGCCATGAGGACGTGTCAACCACAGCGCGGTCATCGAGCAAAAACCCAGACACGCGCATCGGGTCGTCGGTGACCGTCGCTGACCAGTAGTGCTCGTCTGCAACAATCTCGGACAGCTCACCCTCTGCGATGGTCTTGGCATCGCTGTAGTACAACGATTCACCATCGAGTATCGAGACAGAAGCCAGGCCCTGGACGGTCCCACCACCGGTGCCGAGCACAGTGAACGACACAGACCGGGGCCCGGTATCCGCGCTCAGGAACGACAATGCGAACGTCAGCACGTCCGATTCGATGCGCACACCTGGGACGTAGGTGCGCGCTTCTCCGGTGGCACGGTCTGTCAACGTCACAGCTGAGCCGTCGGTCAGGTTCACGAGACCGTCTACGGTCTGAATGCTGATGAGGACGCGCATCAGCGCTCCTCCTGGAACTCGACGCCAGACACACGACGGGTCGCGCACTCGGCCTCATCCCCGAACGCATCCTCAATCTGCGGGTCCGTTGAGAAGTGCCCGTAGATGGCGAGTTCCCTCCCGATGAGCTGGACCGTCTCCACGCTGACTGCGGCAGCGTCTCGCACGATTCGAGGGAGCAGAACGACAGGCCCGAACGCGCTGCCGTACTGGGACACGACAGACTCGAGCGGTGTGATGTCCCCAGCGGTCGCGATTGCGACACCGCCGGCCGTTTGATGCGGAGGGTCAGTCGTCCACTTGCTCGGTGCGCCTTCGGTCCACGCGATGCCGAATGACCGAACGGTCGGGCCAAGCCGACGGGCAGCGACAAAACCGGGCACCTGCTCAACCGCGACCTGCGGCATGATGCTCTGCGAGCGGCCCTCGCTCCAACGCTGGCCAAGGACCTCTACGTGGCCGATGACGACACGGCCAACGCGATAGTCGTCGTCTGCCGTCTGTTGTGCCGAGCGGCGGTGAATCCAGTATCGGTGGGAGGTCGTGTAGCCGAGCACAACGACTGCTCCGGACGTGCGCCAGATGTCGAGCGTTCCGCTGGTCGGCTCGCCACCACTCAACTCGATGGTGAGGGTGAGCGATGACGCGGCCGAGTTCCACGGCCCCGGGGTTGCAGCGGTGATTTTCCGCAGCACGCCAGAGCCCATATCCACAGTTCCGCCCACAAGGTCCAGGGCGGTCAGGAATGCAGCGGTTGAACCAGCAGCGACCCGAACGGAGTCTCCAGACCGAGTGAACGACAGACCGGTTGTGCCGTCGGCAAGGTCGAGCTCGGCGATGAGCGATGATGTAGAGCCATCCCCACCGCGCAGGACGTGGTAGCGGCAGTTGCTGTCAAACACCGCCATCGCGACAGCACGGCCGCCAGGGTGGTGCTCGTTGCCAGGGTTCGGCTCCCACGTGTAGTAGTCGGCCACGTTGTCCGCGTTTGTCCTGGCCTCACGCTGCCGGCTGCGCGTGGTGGTGTTCTCCGCCGCGTAGCGGTACCCGATTGCGCCCTCCCACAGGTCACCACGAAGGCCGGGGCCTTTGCGCGCACGCATGTAGAGATCGGCCTTGACGTGAAGGCGCCCAGGGGCAACCGGGACCGGGGCACCTGGCAACGTCTCAGGCGCTTCCGCGATGACGAGGCCAGCAGAGAGTGAGTCCGTCGTCTGAGTGTGGTTGCCGTATCCAGCGGAGACCGTGGCGTGGACGCCATACCAAGTCGAGGACGCCGCAGCGGCGGAGAGGTGTCCCCAACGGACAGCCGTCGTCCCGCCACCAGATGTGCGCCGGGTCGCGGTGCCGGTGACGTGGAGCGTCCAGTAGTTGGAGCCGTGTTTGCGGCTGTAGAGCGCGACCGTGTTGCCTGAGCCGTTGTGCTGGAGAGACAGGCGGTAGACCCTGCGGTCCGTGTTGTTGACCGCAGCAGAGCCCAGCAGTGCACCAGCATTGACGTCGTAGATTCCGACTCCAGCGTTGATGAGCCGAACGTCCACGCGCAGGTCTTGGGTACCGTTCCCGAGGTCGACCTCGACGCCCGGACCCTGCGTCGTGTAGTCGGCCGGCGTGGTTGTGGTCTTGACCTCGAAGTGGACGTTGATCCCCGTCTCTGTCGAGTGAGAGCCGAACGCACGCGCGTATTCGCCCTGTGCCGTGAGGTCGATACGCCACTCGCCGGACGCCGCGACCGTCCCCGCGGTCCCCGTGAGCGTCCACCCATACGCAGGCGGAGCGGCCAGTGGGAGGTAGGTCGCAGCGTCGGTGACGGATGCTGAGCCGCCGAATCCGCGCAGTTCAGACGGATGGTTGCTGTTGACCCTCGGCATCGGGACCATGGTCCAGCCACCGGACTCGACGAGCATGAGCCACTGGTCCGGCCTCGCGCCTGTTGCGACATCCTGAACGAGCCACACGACACGACTGTTGACCCCGAATCCGAACAGTCGACCGACTGCCGCGCCGGGCAGCTTTAGTAGGGCCGTGTCAAACTCAGCCCATGTCGCACCACTGTCGATGGAGCGAGCAACAGCGACGCGCTCTCCACGCACAAACCCGATATTCACGGTGCCATCAGGCGATAGCCATTGCGCTGTGTCGACGAGACTCAGTGTCGCCACAGGGGAAGCCACACCTACTTGGTCAGCCGCCGAAAGCGGCAAGTATGGAGAGGAAATCCGGCGGCAGTACACGCCTTGGGTCCCTCCTCCTGGCCGCAGCTGGTAGGAGACGACCCAGGTGCCGTCGAGAGTAACACCGACCATTGGTCGGTAAGGGTCAACATCGTAGGCAACAGCGAACCCGTCCTCAACCATGTTGAATGACGCTCCGTCGGACGAACTCGCGTACTGAACCCAAGCGGGCGTGACGTCCTCGCCGTCAGTCTGCGAGCCGCCAACCACGAGCAGCACCGAGCCCTGGTACCAGGCCATCGAGATGCACTCGTAGTCTCGAGCAGCGTCATATGGCAGCGGGATGTCATAGCCGGACAGCGTCGACGCAATCCACGTGGCGCCGTCGTCGTCGCTGTAGTTGATGGCCAGGTCGACATCAGTCCCAGGGCCCTGGACGATGACAGCCACGAGCAGGCGGCCAGTCCCCGTGCGTGTGATTGCGACAGGGTTCCCGGACGCGAGAGATGATGCCTGCGGCTGCGCCCCGTCTTCGTCCATCGCGCGGGTCGGGTCCACAATGGTGACAGCGGAGCCAGACCAGTCGTGCGCATTGATGTCGTAGATTCTCCCGTAGACCGTGCCCTGGTCATTCCAGACCACATACAGGAGCCCGTTGCCGATGTCCTGAGCGTCGAGGTTACGGGGCCCGTCATACCCGCGGTCGAGGAACGCCGTCGAGCCCTGCTCGATGACCTGTGGCGTCGTCCAGCCCTGCCAGATGGTCGTAGCGTTGTCATCGTCGTCAACAGTCGGAGTCCGGCACGCGACCTCGCAACCGCCAATCCCAGGCATTCCGCCCCGCTGGACACGCACAGCAACGGCCTCGTTCTGGGCGCCAATCAGAAACGGCTCAAGCTGCGGGCCAAGATTGCCGGCTGTCGCCGATGTCGCACCGATGCTGCCGCGCTGGTACACGAGCGGGCCAGGGATTGGCCCCTGCTCTGTGTACGACGAGTCTGCGGCGGTGGCGCCGATTGGCCTGAGTGTGTCGCCGCTGATGAGCGGGTCGGGGACGAGGATGCCGGTCAGCACGCTGTCGATGTTGCTCACTGGCATCAGTACGCCCTCCTCCGTCCTGTCATATCACGACCGACACCGCGGCGGTCGAGTTCGCGCGTAGTGCTCCGCGAGATTCCGAGGCGAATCGGGCCGTCCCGAACATCGAGGATGGTGGTCACAGTCGTCTCGCCACCGGACCCAGACGCGGCCGGACCGAGCTGGTTGCGCAGACCCTGGGTGTTCCGGGCTGCGACCACCATGTCACCAGGAGCCGCCTCGATGGTCCCGCCCCTCGGAACTCGCACAGGCCCGGGAGTGTCCCCAACACGAATCCGACGACGGCGACGGTTTCCGGGCGTCACAGCGTCGACGACGACGCGCGCAATCTGCCGGGCAACGCGCCGCAAGCCCTCACCAATGCCATCAACGAACGACCGCGCAATGCCCTTCCCGATGCGGACAACGGCCTTGATGATTCCAGCCACAATCTGTGGACCAGCCTTGACGAGCGCGATGACGATCTTGTCCGCGTTGAGCACGAACGCCTGGATGAATGGTCCGATTCCCTTCGCGAGCCCCGTGATGAACCCGGCCGCCATCTTGGCGACGGCCCTTCCACCCGCAGCACCGTTCGCAATCTCGTCCAGAAACGGTCCGGCGATGCCTGCTGCAGCGCTGATTGCGTCAGACCGACCTTCGGCAGCGTCAGCAATGCCCGCGATGTCCTCGGCCGATGCACCACGCTGCATGGCCCGCTCTGTCATCCGGGCCGAGATGCGCTCAGCGTCCGCAAGGCCAGACACGAGGCCACCAAGCGGCCCGGCACCACCGAGAAGCTCACCAACCGACGACACCATCGACCGCACGCTGCCTGTGATGCGCCCAGACGCATCTTCGGTCGCCGCGGCGGCGCTGTCCATCTCGGCAATCCACCGGTCAGCCTCCTCGACGGCGAGCGCGGACCGAACACGGCTGATGTCATCGGCGAGGGCCGCCGCAGCGCGACCGTCTGCCGTCGCGGCGAGTTCCAGCTGGTCAAGCAGCAGCAGGAGCTGCGTGGTCCGGTCGATAGCCGCCTGCGGCACCAACTCCTCGACCGCGGAGCCGAGCTCGCGCCAGGAGTCAATCTGGCTCGCCGTCGGGCCCTCGGCCGCCTGGGCGAGAATCTCTCGCTCTGCGTCGAGCCTGGCAGAAGCCTCCACGACAAGGTCCAGCGTCGAAAGCCACTCCTCAGTCGCTCGCGCTGCTTCTCGGGCTGCATCTGCCGACGCTTTGGATGCGCTGACCGACGCGCGTCCCGATGACCTGGCGGCCTTCTCGGCCTCCCTGTCTGCCTCGGCCTTCTCCTTGGCGGCTCGAATCTCGTTGTAGGTCTCGTTGACGTTGATGACCTTCTGGTCGACCTCCTCCTTGAGCGCGTCGAGACGCTGGTTGGCCAGAGGAATCTCGCGAGAGAGGACCTTGAGCCGCTCTCGCGCCGCATCGTCGACACCCTGCGCCTTCTCGATGACCGTGAAGTCGTTGGCGTCAACGCGGGCCTGTAGCGACTGCCGCTGGACCTCAAGCCGTGCACCGATGGCGGCGGCCTCAAGCAACACAGCCCGTGCCGACTCTCGCGTCGTCTGCACAGACCGCATCTGCGCGATGTCCAGCGAGTCGAGCACGCCGGTCTCCTGGTAGAGGGCAAGCTCGGCCTCGGCGACAGCGCTGCGCAGGTCAATCTGCGCCTGCGTGTACGCCTGTAGAGAGGTGACGCGCAGGGACAGTTCGTTGTTCTTGAGCTGCTCAGTGAATGTGGCGACAGAGTCAGCGCTTTCGTCGACTGCGTTCGCGACAAAGGCAGCAGCTGTGGCCGCCGCGGCCAGCGCAACACCGAACGGGCCGACCAGAAATCGAGCCAAGCCCTTCCCGGCGGAGAGGGTCAGGCTCATGTTCGACTGGACGACCTGGAGCCCCTGCTGGGCGAAGACCTGCCCAGCTGGAGCGCCTGCCGAGAGCTGCGAGATGACGTCTGGAAGCTGCTGCGCCACAGACGCGGTGGCATTGCTCAGCTCTCTCCCGCGGCTTGCCGCGCGGCCTTGTGCGTCGGCAAAGTCGTCCATCGCAGCAGATGCCTTGCCGGTAGCTGGCGCATCAAAGCCGGCTGCCTTGATCTCCCTCTGCCTTGCCGCTGCGATTCGGGACGCGCCGGCTTCAATGGCCTTGACCCGTGCCTGGTCGACCTTGGCCGCGTCCGCTCCGGCCTCCTTGAGCTGATCGAGAACCGCGAGTTCCTTGCGCAGCGCAGCGGCTGCCCGCTCACTCGCGGACATGCGGTCGCGTTCTTGCTGCTCGATGATGTCGGAGAGACGCGCGTTCGCACTCTGGACCGCCTCTGCCTGACGGATGCGCTCCCGCGCCGACTCACGCTCAGCCTGCTCAGCCGCGCGGGCCGCTGCCTTCGCCGCCTTCTCTGCCTCGCGAGCGGTCTTCGACGCCGCCGCGGTGAGCTGGCGCTCCAGTCGACGCGCGGCAACGGCGGCCTGCTTCTCGGTGAATCCCGGCAGCTTGGCGAACTTCTGCTGATACTCGCGAATGTCCGCGATGACGTTGAGCGCGATGTCTCGGCGTGTGGTTGCCATCTACCGCCCCCCTGATGCGATGCGGTCTGCGATGCGCTCGGCCGCAGCCTCAATGCGCGAGTCTGCCGCGTTGAAGATTAGTTCACGCCAGACTTGGGCGCCGCCGAGGCCACTCTTTCGAGACTTGATGTAGAACGTATACCACGCGTTGCTGTGCATGCTGGCCACCAGCACGCCGGGGTCATTGCTCGCGTACTCAAGCGACAGCAGCGCCTTGGAGAACCCGGTCTTGACCGGCCACCGTCGCCACGCGTTGAACGCCAGCGACGCCATGCCCGTGTCGACCTCAGAGGACACAATCGGCGCTGCCGCAAGGCTGGTGTCGAGCAGCACCGTTCGGAACGACGGGTCAAGTCGAATGGCAAGCGCCTTTGATGGATTGCGCGGAAGAACAGACAGCCGGTTGCTGATGAATCGGTATGCCGTCCTTCGCCGCTCTGGCTGGCGCGACAGATTGACCCACCGCGCGTAACGGCCGCGCATGGCTGGGTCGGTGGCGACGCGGGTAAATCCGGCATCTGATGCGCGCCAGAACTTGTCAGACTGTGGAAACATGCGCTACACCATCGTTTTCGCGACGTCCCACGCTGCCTGTGTCCAGCCTGGAGGAGGGGCGTCGCTGATTGCCGGCCTCGGTTTGCTCTCCCTGTCGCGTTTGTCCTCCTCCTCCGCATCAACGTGCATCATCGCCAGAACTGCATCCTGTTGGTCTGCGGTGAGCGAGTCCCACCACAGCGGGTCACCGGTCGCCCGGATGCCCATGAGGGTCACTCTTCGGAGGAAGCGACCCCATGGGCCTCGGTAGGGCCGGCGGCGGCCTCTGCCCGGTCTTCGGTCGGAAGCGATGCCATGAGCATGCTCCAGGCCGTGTCGCAGGCAGCCAGCCACGCGTCACTGTCCATTCCAGCCTCAGACACACACCAGCGGTCGACCGCGTCTCCGTAGTCGACCCACTCGTCACGAGACGGGAATCCTTTGGGCGGCTTTGGGGCGCCAACCACAGGAGGCAGACAGACGCCCAGTACCGCGGCGGTCAGCGTTCCGAGGTCTGGGCCAGCTGCGGCATCGTCGCCGTCTTCAGGGAGTTCCCCGCGGACGACGCCGAAGAGGTGGGCGGCTCGGCGAAGGGTCGGACGCTTGAGCCCGATGTCCTTGCCTTTGATGGTGACGTGCATGGTGTGCTCCTACTGCGAGAGTGCAGGTCAGGTGAGAGTGGGCGGGTTCGGCGAACGCAGGACCACGGTGGCGCGGGTGCCTTCCTCGGTCATGCTCAGGGTCATCCGCGGGCGCACCTTGGCGTAGGTGGCCGTGAAGGACTTGCCGCACGCGTTGCTCACGGCGATGGTCACCTTGATGGCCCAGAGGCCGCACCCGATGGTCTCGATGCTGTCGTCGGAAGCGTACAGGCCGGTCTTGTTCACCATGTCGTAGAGTCGGTAGTTGCCACCGTCTGTGACATCAGACTCGGAGCCGATGGTGAACTGCAGCGTGGTCTCGAACTCGCGACCAGGGCCAGGGATGTAGGCGACATGGTCTCCGCGGTTGCGGATGTCGATGGCCTCCTTGCCGCCCTGGGACAGGTCGGGAAGCTCGAAGGTGCCGTCATTGCCAACCATCGTGGCCGTGTTGCCAGAGCCGGTCTCTGCCGTGATGGTGACATCACGGACGGTCAGTGCTGGAAGTGCCATGTCATGCGCTCCGCTGGAGGGTCACGAGGGTGACGGTGGTGGAGGAGCCGCCCGCGTTTGCGAAGGTGATGTCCTTCGCGCTGCCGCTCATGGGCTTGGATCCATCGAGCGGGAAAATGAGCGGGAAGGTCGACCCGGCTGGCAGTTCCAGACCGTCGGTGGTGCCGCTGAACAGGCCGACACCGTTGCTGCTGGCGTCAGACAGTGTGATGACACCAGACGCGTCGTCGGGGATGGTGACGGCGATTGCGACGAGCTCTGCGCCGTTGGCTGCAGAGCCATCAGCCGCGATGAGGGCGCGAAGGTCTACGGTCGTGCTCCCGCTGCCAGCCACCGCGTGAGTCGACTTGGTGCACTTGTCGGCCTGGTTGTCACCAGTGCCGCTGGCGAATTCGTTGCTGTATGCGTACTCAGCGACGCCGCGCCCACCGAACGGAGAGACCGCCGACTGACGTGCACGCACAAGGAGAGAGAGGGTGGTCTGCATGCTCACGAGCGCACCTCGTAGTTGTGGTGGATTTCGTAGGTCTGGGAAATGAGAAGGCCGCAGGTGCCCTCGCCCGGCAGTAGTGCTGGGCTGTAGGTCTCGACCGGGTTGATGGAGATGGTCCCGAACCCGCACTTCCACGCGCCGGACGTCACCGTACACTCCAGCATGTGGGCGGCCTGGAGAGACTCAAGGTAGCTTCCCCACTGGTCGTTGACGATGGCGATGAACCCGAACGCAATCTCAACCGTCATCGACTTGCGGACGTTGCTTCCGGAGTTGCCAGAGCCGTTTGGCCGATGCTGGCGCACCGCGATGGCGTACTCGAGGTGCCCACGTGGCGTGCTGTTGGTCGGGTTGAGCGGAGTCTGTGAACGCGACCATGCGTCAGTGAACCCGTTGCGCAGGAATGGAGCCGCGCTCTGGGCTGCGATGGCCTCGTCAATGGCCGTGAGGATACGCCACGACATGTCACCAGCGCTGCCGTTGTACGTGGCGCTCATCGAATCACCATCGTTCCACGGTTGCGGGACGGGACACGGCGGACAGCGCGTGTTGCGCTACGATTCAGGACCATCGAGTTCGGCTCAACCTCCTCGGGGTCATCGATTCGGCCGTCCTGGTCGCGGTCGTACTGCGCCGCAATGCGGGACCATGCCGCCTCGTATGACTGCCTGTGCTCCTTCGCGAGTTCGACCAGCGCGTCATTCCCGTGCGACTTCGCGGAGAGGCGCCACTGCTTCGCGAGCGTGAGCTCACGGTGCGCCTCGTGAAACAGGCTGGAGTCAGCAATGTTCCACGTCGCGCCGCCGCCCTGGAGCCAGCGCCGGACGATGTCGCCCCATGCAGTCTCTCGGATGGCCTGGAACGTCGTGGCGCCCTGGACAGAGTATGCGAGGAGGTCCGGGTACTCGGAGAGCAGGGTCTCGTCGGAGACCGTCGGCACAATCGGCCGGACCGAAAGCGCAGCAGGGCGGTTGAACGGGTAGTCAACGCCTCCGATGGTCACAGACCAAGACTCGAGCCAGCCGGGGCCGTAGGTTCGGCCCGGCAGGGTGGGGTCGAGCACTGCGGCAGCAATCGTGTAGGAGACCACACCAGAGGCCGCCACGGTTGCGGAAACAGCGTCCAGGACAGGGTCTGTCTGCCCAGGCGCGTAGAGGGTGAGCGTTGCCGCGCTCGGCACGATGGTTGCCCCACTGGCGGAAATCGTGAGCGCCACAGAGCACGGCCGCCCGGACTGCAGGAGGTCCGGGAGGTCGAGGTCTGCGGAGTACGCGATTTCGCCAGAGATGGGCATCTGTCAGCTCAGTGGTTCGGGGCCTGGATGACCCACGAGGTGCCGTCGCACACAACGGTGGCAATCTCGCCCTGGCCGATGGACTCGATGGTAGAGCCCCCGTCGTCTTTCACGGTCAAAGCCTCGGCAGCATCAGCGATGTTGTAGATGCTGAACCATGCGTCCTTGCTGGTGGCCTCGGCGGGGAGGGTCACGTCACGACCAGCGCCGCCCGGGTCGATGCGGAGCATCTGGGCGTCGTAGATGTCGAGGACCAGGTTTCCGGACAGCGTCAGTTCCTCGTTCCGAACCTGGCGCGTGATGCTGGTCGCGTGCCAGTCCGTGCCGTCGCAGGCGAGAAGGGCGGAATCACCACGACCCAGCGCCACGACCAGAGAGGCCGCGTCGTTGTTGATGGTGAGGCCCTCGGTCGCGTCTGCGGCATTCGTGACCCAGAAAACGGCGCCGTTGCTGACCTCCTCAGCGAGGAGGGTCACGGTGCGGTCGGCACCGCCCGGGTCCATGTGCAGGACAGTGGACGAGGTTGCGGAGAGGGTGACGTTTCCGGTCATTGTGACCTTCTCGACGCCACCCTTGAGCCGCAGCTGAGCGGTCAGCTGCTTGAGGGCTCCAGATCCGTAGGCCATGGGGGCCTCCTATCTGTGAGGGTGGGTCAGGAGAGGGCGATGGCGACGACGGCGTACAGGGTCCAGGCGGATGCGGTGCCATCCTGGACTCCATCGTTGATGACGATGGCCGACTCGTTCTGGTTGACGGTGGCGATGGTCGTGCCCGCGTCGTTCTTGAGCACGAGGTTCTCAGCCGCGTCAGCAGCGTTGAAGATCCAGCGGATGAGGCCGGTCGTCGGGATGTTCTCCTCGGCGTCCAGGGTCACGTCACGCGCGGCGCCGCCCGGGTCGAGCTTGAGCATGCTCGGGTCGGCAGCGGTCAGGGCGCGCGTCGCAGCCAGGGTCTCGGTGGCCGCAGAGAGCTGCCCAGGGAGATGCTGGAACAGCTTTCCGGGGGCGAAGTACATGTTGGTGGGGAGGGACATAGCCGGGCTCCTTGGCGCTCAGTCGCGCTCTACGGGGCTGCGTTGGATGGCCTCGCGCACTCTGCGCTCAGCCTGTTCCTGGGTCATGCGCTTGTCGCGCTGGAGGAGATGTCGCCGCAGGTCGTGGGCGGTCTTCGCGATGCCTTCGCGGCTGTGCGTTGGTCGCTCGCTCATGCGCTCGCCTTCTGGGCGCGGCGGCCCTTCGGCTTGGGTTCGCTGGGCTCTGCAGACGGGACGACAGCCTCGCGGTGCATTTCGGCGCGCTGCTCCGCGCGGGTCGCGTAGTCCTCGCGCTTGGCTGGGTCTTCGATGACCGCCTGCGAGGCGGCCCAGTTCTCGGCGTCCGCGGTGCGGTCTCGACGACACCACTCGTCGGGGACCGGGATGACCCCGTCCTTGATGAGCTGGAGAATCCACTGGTTGCGCTTGGCGCGCATGCTCGAGAACTCCCACTTGACAGGGTCCTTGGAGCGACGGGTCTGCACACGCCGAGCGTAGAACTCGGTGTAGCACTTGCCGGTCGCGCCGCTCGTCAGGTGTCGGCAGTCGTGGGTCACCATGTACGACCGGAGCGGGATGCCGTCGGCAGTGAACTCGCCCGGGATGGTGAGGTCCATCGGGATGGCGGTCCACTCGCCGTCCTTCTCCAGTTCCTTGACGGCCTCGCGGTAGACATCCATGAGGCTCTCGTTGCGAGACGCCACGCGCATGAAGCGGATGCCGGGGCGAAGCCGGAACAGTCCGAGCTCGGGGAGCCAGGTCGGCTTGTCGAGCCCTTCGGTCTGGACAGAGCCGGACGCAGGAGACGCCATGAGCACAAAGGGCTCATTCGGCTCGCAGTTGAGGTACTCGACGCCGCCAAGGACATCGAGAGAGCCATGGTCAGAGGTTATTGGCATGTGGTGTGCTCCTTATGCAGGGAGGGCGACGGCCCACGGGCCACGGGAGCACACCAGCGCAGCGTGCCCCGTGGACCGACGCGGGGTCGTCAGGACGTGGCGCCGAGGATGCGGATCTGGTGGTACACGCTGGAGTCGCCGAGGCAGTAGCCGTTGAAGGCCACGATCTGCGACTTCTTGACGGTCTGGCCCTGGTCGTTGAGCACGTCGTAGATGACGAGCCCGAACCGGTCCACGTAGACCACGTTGGCCGCGTTGCCGAGGTCGAGCGGGGAGGTGCTGGCGACGGCGTAGCCGATGCCTCCGGGGCTGATGCCGAAGCCCTGGTAGGCGCCGCCGCTGGTCTGCACATCGTTGGTCGCGGCGAGCGTTGCGCCGAGGCCAAGGAAGTTCGGAGTCACCTGACCCATGATGCCCTGCACCATGCCGAACTCGGCGACGGAGTTCTGGAACGCCGGCTCGCTGCGGGCGCTGTTGCGGATGTCCTGGGCCTGCTGCTGGTGGACCATGAACACCGGGGCGCCACGGTCGAGGGCGCCGGACGTGGTGTTGAAGCTCGCGATGGCGCTGAGGTAGTTGTCCACCGTCGACGCGGCGGCGCTGCTGCCCACGCTGCCGGAGATGGTCGCGCCGGTCAGGCAGACGTGATGGCGGAAGGTGCTGATGAAGGTCGGGACGGCGCCAGCGCGCAGGGCCTCGGAGCCGGTCGCGGCACGGGATGCCGGGTCGGACGTGATGCGCGACATGAAGCTCTCAGACGCGCTCAGGCCGTACTGACCGAGGGTGCAGTCCGTGTAGCCAGCCGTCGGGGAGACCTCGGGGGGGCTGTCGCCCTCGCCGCTCATCACCTGCAGGCGGGTGTCGTAGCCGAAGCCGCCCGCGAAGCGGAGCCGGACGACCGTGGTGCCGGAGCCTGCGAGGTCGCCGACGAGCCCGGCGATGCCAGTGGTCATCGCGTCGAGCTTGTCGGCAAGCTCCATCTCGATCTCGGCGCCGACGATGTGGTTGAGGCCAAGCTGGGCGTTGTTGCCAGCTGCGGTCTGGGGGACAGTGAGGGCAGCCACAGGGCTCTCCTGTTTGGTGGTGCAGAAGGATTCGTCTTCTGCGCCCCCAACCCCGTGACGTGGAGAGACCCGAATGAGGCGCTATCGGTGCTCTATGCGTAGCACAACCGTGCGCCAAGGTCAACCACCCTTGGCAACCTCGGCGCGCAGTTCCGCCAGCTGCTGCATCTTCGTCTTCGTGTCCGCTGAGGAAGACTTGATTGCAAGCACTCGCTTGCTGATCTCACCCTCGCTCAGCGACCCGGAGACGCGCGGGTCACCGGTGCCGGTGCTGGTGACGGGCGGCTTGCGACCACCAGTGTCCGCAGCGGGCTTCACGATGCCAGCCTGCTGGAGCGCAGCCATGACAGCAGCGGCCACCGGGTCGGCTCCAGCGGCAGGGTCCGCTCCCGCCGCAGGTGCGGGCGCGGGCGCCGGTGCCCCACCAGCGCCACCGACCTGCCCGGCCTTGAACAGGTGCGCCGTGAACCGGTTGCCCCTGGCTCCCTCATCGGACTTGACCCACTCGCGGAAGTGCGCGCTCGCGTCCTCGGGGCGCTTGTCTTCGGGCGTGCTCTCGATGATGTGCCGGTGAGCCATCCGCAGGAAGCCGACATCCTCAGATGCAGGGTCGATGCCAGCAGCCTGGAGCGCCGCGTTGTCCCGCTCCGTCGCGAGTTGCTCCTGCAGCGTCTGGAGCCGGCTCGACGCCTCGCCAGCCTCGCGGAGCTTGGCGCCGGTCTCCAGAAGCTGCGCCTCCAGCTGGCTGATCTTCCCGTTCTTCTGGTCGACGCGGCGCTTGATGGTCTCCTCGACCTGAGCCTTGGCGACGAAACCGCCCTCGACCTCGGCCTGCGTGTAGTAGACCTGTCCCTCAATCGTTGTCGGCATGGTGTGCTCCTACTTTCCGAGATGCCGCATGAGGCGGCGGTTACGCGGGCTCTCCGCCCACTTCGTGAACCAGTCTGAATCGTTGCGGCGCAAGATCTTGATGACCCAACGGCCCATCTCGTCGCCGCCCCAGCCATTCCAGGCTTGGCGGCCCTTGCCCCAATCGGCCCAGGTCTCGCCGTCTTTGTCGACGAGGTGCCTGGAAAGGTAGCGAATGACCCGGCGCAGCGTGCGCAGCGACATCGGCTCACCATCCCGAATCTGACGGAGGCGATTGAGCCCGACTTCTGTCATCCCGCGCTGGCTTGGAGGCTTCTCGTCGCGCTTCTTCTCCGCCAGTGCGGCATTCCGCGCCGCGCCTTTCGGTGCGACAAACGTGGTGTCGAGCGGGACGTTCCGCCCGGTGCGCCCGCCTCGCGCCTTGACCGCGCGCCCTTGCGCGGCCGCCCGACTACGCGCACGCTTCCGGGCGCTCTCGCTGCCAGGCGAGTAGCGGTAGCGCTTGCCCATTGAGCCCCAGCGATAGAACGGGCCAGAGCTGTCTTGGCCGCGCTCAACTGGCATCGTCGTCGCCCGATGAACTGCCATCCGAGGAGTCGTCAACCTCGTCTCCAGCCTCGCCAGCGAGCACCGACAGAGCATCAGATGCAGACTCAGAGATGCGCGCCAGTTCTTCCGCGGTCAGCTGACGACCCTCGGTGATGGCGGTATTGATGACATCAACAATCCCGTCGAGCTCCTCAGCGATGTCGTCGTAGTCGTCCGGGTCGATGGCCACAGAACTCGCGCCAGAGCCGGCGGCAACCGAGGCGGCAAGCTCGAGCTCGTCGAGCCGGAACCGAGCGAGCTCCTGGATTGCGTCTGCTCGAGTCATGCCAGGGTGCCGCGCCTGGTAGTTGCTCACCTTGCTGGCGTAGCCATTCTGCTCGTCGTACTGCTCCTGCTCGCGCTGCTCAGCCATCTCAGCTGGAGTCGGCGGCGGGCTCCAATACTCAAACGTGTAGCCGGTCTCGGGCACCGTGACGCCATGGGGGCGCAGGACGACCGAGACAATCCGCATCACCTCAGCATCAAATCGGCGGAACAGCGGGTCAGCCGACCGGACCGCGTCCATTTTCTGCTGCTGCGTGATGAGCAGCGCACTCGCGCTGGTCGGATTCGCATCGTTGCGCACGGCGTTTCCGGCCGAGACGCCGTAGCGCTGAGCAGCCAACTGCCGGTACATGTGCATGAACTGTGTCAGCGGCTGCAGGTTCGCGCCGGGCCCGATGGTCTCGACGCCGACCTTGTCCGCGCCTGTCTTCTGGCTCAGGAAAGCCACGGCGCCAGGGGTGAAAATCAGCCGGTTCGAGGAGCCGCGCTCGCCGCTGTTGGATGGCCGGGAAGCAGGCATCTCCAGGCCGTAGGTCAGGACCATGGAGCCAGACGCGTCCCGCGCCGCGTGGAGGACGTAGGTGGCGACCTGGGCCAGAACCAGTGTCGCCTTGAACGCCCCATACCGCGCCATGTGCGTCCACATCCGCCCACTGTCGACCGTCCGGCAGATGGCGTAGGGGATGACCGCAGAGCCGTCAACCGAGACCCACGGGTAGCCGTCTTTCCCGGTGTATGCCTCACCGAGGACGGCGGCCGTGAGGTCTTCGCCTTCGGTGACGGTCTTGGTGCCGTCGGCGGACTCGAAGTTCTCGCCAGCCACAATCTTGAACGAGGGGCTCTCCGGGTCCCGGATGTTGTACTGGTCCCAGCACCAGACGAAGTCGGCAACGCTTTTCAGATACCTCCAGCGCAGGTGCCAAAGCACAACCGGGGAGGAGGGGTCAGCGTCGGAGCCCTCGGCGTAGATGCGCGACGGGGAGACCGGATGGAAGGTGACCTTGTCCGCAGACTCCGCCTGAATGTGCAGCACGTAGTCGGCAAGCCCCCACGCGTAGCGCTCGCAGAACGTCATCCGCGACGCGTAGCCGCACCGAGCCATGATGCCGTCAGGGCCCGTAACACGGTTCGCGCGCCGGTCGGTGTGGCGGACCGACCAGCCACGGGAGTAGTGACCCGGTTGCGACAGCGCGGTCGACATGTCTCCATAGACGTTGTCAGACGTGTCGATTTCTCCCCAGTTGTCGAGGAGCTCTGGCTCAAGGAACGACTCCATCCACTGCCTGGCAACGTCGCGCCAGTCCTCGTCCAACATCGCCTCCATAGGGAGGGTCTCCTGGACTCGCTGGGCGTCATGCGCAGTCGGCGTGCTGGGAGGGGTTCGGACCATTGAGCCATCCTATCGCGACACTGAGCCGCGTGTCATCCCATTAGCCCCATAACCTCGGAGAGGTCAACCATTGAGCCGGCATTCCGGAGCGCATGCTCAATCGGGTAGCGCACCGCATCCAAGATGTCCTTTCGCGGGTCTTGGTTGCTGCCGCGCCACTCCTGAGCCGCCCGGATGAACTCCTTGCAGCGCGGATTGACCATGAAGTGCGACAGGTTCGCATCATCCCCACGGCGCCGGGCCATGATGGCATTGAGCCGCCGGAACCCGTACACCACCGAGCCGCGCTTTTTCTTCGGGGTCGAAATCCAGCGCGCATCGCCGCGAAGTCGGAACACGCGCTTGAACTCAGACCGCAACTGCGCATTGCCCTTGCTGATTCCGTCCCGATTCGCGTTGGTGGCCCGGTCGCCAACCCAGTGGTCAACGTCGTCGTATGACATTCGAAACGGCCCGAGCAGATGGTCCCGGATGGCGATGGCGTCCTGCTCCGGAGTGCTGTAGCCGTCAGCCACATGAGTGGCCAGAACCCAGACCCCGGGCATGTCAGGGTTGCGGACATCGACAGCCACCAGCGCCGCGGCCTGTTTGCCTGGCCCGGCCCCGTGGTCGATGCCGACATAGACCTGCGAGCCGCGCGGTGGACCTGGCGACATCCCCAGCGGGAACGCGTGCACGCACGCCTCTGGATCGAAATACTCGAGCCAGCGACCACGCAGCACCGGCTCCCACGCTCCGTTCAGCCGCATGTCTCGCTCATGCGGAAGCAGCGCCGCACCGAATGCCTCAATCTGCTCCTCGGACATGAACGGGAGCTCAAACAGACCGCCGCGCGGGATGCAGGCGTCCTCAGTCAGCGGAGTGTGGTGCTCAAAGACCCCACCAGGACACCCAAAGGCCGGGCGACCTGCCTCCTCCCACGCCTGAACCATCTTGCGCAGGTAGAGCTGCGGCGGCGCGTCTGGCGTCGGCGTGAACGACGCCCGGAGATGGCCCCCCAGCACATTGAGCCGGGGCACCAGTTCGCCCCAGAAGGACTCTGGCGGAGGTTCGTCAGGGTAACCGCGGTGGAACGTCTCCCCAGCCAGCCGCTGCGTCCCCGCATCGTAGGTGTAGAGCCGGATTTCGGAGCCCGCACCGGGGCCGTCAACCAGCGGAATGATGGGCTCTTTGTAGCCCTTGACGCCCTGCCCTGGGACATACCGGACCTTCGGGTCGACCTCATGCCGGGGCAGCATGCTCCAGATCTTGGATATGAGCGGGTCCATCTGCTTCCACGACTTGGAGCAGACCGCAATCTTGACCGGCGGCTTGTGTGTCTGGTCGAATGGGTGTGCTCCGCGCACGAACATCGTCGCGTCGCCAGCCTGACCATGAGACTTGCCAAGCTGGTTGCCGCCGCGCCAGACAGCCAGCGGAGCGCGCACTCTGAACCAGTCACGCTGCGGATCTGTCCATCGCATGTCCGCGAGCGGGTCCTGGTTGCGGGCCCGCCGCGCTGCCTGCAGCACGTTCACGAACTCGGAGAAGTCTGCCACTACCCCGCCTCACGCTGTTTGACAGCGACCTCGTGCTTCGGGTTGCGCCGCAGGTACTCGGCAACCATCGAGTCGACCACCGAGTTGGGAAGGTCGGGGGCGATGCGCGGGAGCACCTCCAGCAATTCCGTGATGCTGACGTCTTCGGAGACACCTTCCTTGCGAGCCGACTCAAGGTCAGCGTGCAGTTCTGCGACCAGCTTGAGCACCGGAGCCGGCGCGAACCGACCGTCAGCACTCGCCCGCGCAGCTAGGTCGACAGACCACTCCAGCATCTCCACCCGATTCATTTGAGAGACAGGCTTGCTCGAATCTGAGACCGGGTGGGAGGGGTGCGCAGGAGCTTTATGCGCCATCGATGGGATTGGTGCTATCGGTGGGGGCTCCGGCGAGGGCTCTGGCGACTGCTCCTGCCCAACATTCATCTTCTGCTCTGCCGGCCTGGGCAGCAGGTGGACCGGAGCCTTGCGCCTGGCCTTGCGCGGGCCACGCTGGCGCGAAAAGTCGAGCCCCTCATCGTCGCGAAGACGGTCGCGGATTCGACGAGCCCGCTGCGCAGCCGCTCGCATGAGCTTGTCGTTTCCAGCCAACTGAGGCATCAGCGCGGCCACGCACCGGTTCGGCGTCCCTCGGT